AAAATTCACCAGGAGGAAGGCTTACTTTGAGAATGAAAATAATCACAGGAAATGCTAATCCAAAATTAGCAATGGAAATTGCGGAACATTGTTTCGCAACACTTGTCCCTGCGAAGATCAGCACCTTTGCTGATGGCGAGTCAAGTGTAGAGTTTTTGGAAAACATCAGGGGCGAAGATGTTTTCATTGTGCAATCTACTTGTTCACCTGTTAACGATAGCTTGATGGAACTGATGGTTATGATTGATGCGGCCAAACGTAGCTCGGCATCACGAATCACTGCTGTCATGCCATACTATGGTTATGCTAGGCAGGATAGAAAGAGTGCATCACGTACACCTATCACGGCAAAACTTGTTGCCAACCTTATTACAAAAGCAGGAGCAGATAGAATTTTGACTATGGATCTTCATGCTGGTCAGATACAAGGGTTCTTTGATATCCCTGTAGATGATCTTACCAGCAGGGTGGTCTTTGCCAAAGACATTAAAAGGACTATTGGCATTATAGATGATCCTGACATTGAACAGGTAGGAACTGTTTTTGTTTCACCAGATGCAGGTGGAGTTGTTCGTGCTAGGAAGTTTGCAGACATGTTTCATGGAGACATTGCAATAGTAGATAAACGCAGACCAGAAGCAGGCAAGTCAGAAGTAATGAATCTAATAGGAGATGTCAAAGGTAAACATGCAATCCTAGTAGATGATATTGTAGACTCGGGCGGAACATTATGTAATGCCGCAAAAGCTATTATTGATGCTGGTGCTTTAAGTGTTAGAGCTTATATAACACACGGAGTATTGACAGGAGAAGCATGCCAAAAGGTAGAGAAAAGTGCTCTTGCTGAATTAGTTGTAACAGATTCTATACCTAATAGATGTCCAAAAGGTTGTAAGAAAACAAGACAAGTGTCTGTGTCTCAATTGTTTGGGGAAGCAATCAGAAGAGTTACTAACGAAGAATCAGTATCTAGTTTGTTTGTTTAGGATTTCCAGTCTTCGATATGCTTGGCATATTCTGTGATGCTATGATCTGAAAAGTTATCTATTCTTTTCTTTTTGATGCCTAACCACATACCTCGCATACGATCTTTAAACAGTTGCCATCCAGATGGATTTCTAACTTTTCCATATGCATTTAGATAATGTTTTTCACCGTGATGAACATAGCCCATCAACCATAATGGTACACCAGTTACAATGTCATTGTTATTGACCCACCTATGATGAGTTACGCCAAGGCTTTTAACATATTTTCTCCAACCTACTCTAGGAGAACCATAAGTGTATAATTCAATAGGGTCGTTTAAGTTTTCGTCATGTAGGCATCTACTTGCCATTATAGTTGCCATTGCGGCTCCTAGGCTGTGTCCACAAAACCAAAGTGATTTCTTTTGATTTACTTTTCTGTTTATATCTTCTATAACCATAGGCCATAAGTCATCTACTTCTTTCTTAAACCCCATGTGTACCTTACCAACTGTTTCAGCCATGACAGGAACAGCTCTAAGGTCTGCTTTGATATCGTTAAATTCATTTGGTTGTGTGCCACGACATGCAATGACAAGGTCCGTCTTGTTCATAAAACGGTATGCTTGAGCTCCATCTCTGTCGTAAAATTCTACTGTGTTAAATCCATAATTTTTTGCTTGACTTATTGCATCTCTTTTGTTACAATAAGCTATTTTAGCAAGGTTAGCAAACAATAAGGATCTTTCTTTGAAACTTAAATCTTTTATGCTCATATTTTTACCCTCTATTATGTTAATATTTATCTTGTATCCAGCTAAATACCATATAAGGATACTACTGCCATGAAAAAAGTAACTAGATCTATATTAGAAGAGCTTAATAACCTACATTTAAACAAGGATCGCGAGAGCCTTATTGAAACGACGGGCAATAACCTGATAGAAAGCACAATTAATCTGTTTTCTAAGATATCAGATCATTACACACCAGAAGAAGCTATTGAATTGGAACGTAGGTTTATTAACAGTATAAAGTCAGGTGATGGACGTAAGTTTAAACGTGGCGTACAAAAAATTAGAGAGAGCAAAAAGAATGATTCTTAAAGAAGGCGGAAACATATTTAAGGATGCCGATGGTAAGCCTGTAACACAACGTATTGCGAGAGATGATGTAGATCCTACTTTAGATTGGGTAGAAAAGATTACAGGTATTGCACACAAGGATATGAAGCTGGGTAGCACAGGAATCAAAAGTTCTAGTGGTGACATTGACGTTGCAATCAACCAAGCAGAAGTAGACAAAGAAGAATTATATCAAAAATTAGTAGCATGGGCTTCAAAAAATCATCCTAATGATCCGGCTAGAGCCTGGGTAGCAAAGTCAGGAACCAACGTGCATTTTAAAACACCTATTAATGGCAATCCAGAAAATGGATACGTACAAACAGATTTAATGTTTGGTGATCCTAATTGGATGAAGTTTGCTCTTAAAGGTTCAGGTGACGGTAGCATTTACAAAGGTGCTCATAGAATGATTATGTTGGCAAGCATAGCAAAAGCACAAGGCATGCAATGGTCTCCTACAAAAGGATTAGTTAATAGAGAAACAAAGGAAGTCATTACAACAGATCCTAATGAAATTGCAAAACGTCTTATCGGACAAGGAGCCAACAGAGCTAACCTTGATAGTGTTGAAACCATCAATAAAGCAATTAAGACAAGACCGGACTATGAACAATTGGTTGCAGACTTTAAGAAAAACATTGAAGCACAAGGACTACCAATGCCTGAAGCTAAAACTATGAGGCAAGGCATTATGATTGCTGAAAAGAATATCTTTCAAAAAGCAATAGGCAAAGCTGTTGACATAGGCAGAACAGCGAAAGCAGGATTTCAAGCAGGATACGAACTATCACCGCAAGGCACAGGCACAGGACCAATATCAAAATACAAGTCAGCTGGTGGGGGTAAGACTACGTTAGGACAGTTAGGTGACTTAACTAAAAGAGTGTTTATTGGAAAAGATAAAGAACCTGTTGATGGTGCAAAAGCAAAACAACAAAAGTTACAAATTTGGGTTGAAAGAGGTGGCAAGGAAAAATTAATTGATTTTCAAAAGTTACCAACCTATCAGAAAGCAGGTTGGATACCTTTAGGTAGTGAAGAAGATAAACCGGAGAAAAGAAAGCCACTTGTAAAACAACGTGAATCAGTAATGGTAGAAGGTGCTAGAATACAGCACGTAGAAGACCTTGTGTATTTCGAAGGATCACGAGGTGCAATGAGAGCTTTAGCAAGTTTAAGAAGTATGGCAGAAGGAGGACACAAGGATGTCACAATCAAATGGGATGGATCTCCCGCAGTCATTTTCGGACGCAATGAAGATGGAGAATTTACACTTACAGACAAATCCGGTTTCCAAGCAAAAGGATACGATGGACGCCCTACAAGTGCAAAAGACCTACAAGCAATGTTCATCAATAGAAAACAATCCAAAGGACAAGAAGTAAGTGATAAAGATAAAGCATTTGCAGGTAACATGGGTAGCATATTTGACACGTTCGAAAGAGCAGTGCCAAAGGACGTAAATGGATATTTCAAAGGAGACCTGTTGTATTATAACACGCCTCCTGTAAAGGACAAAAACTTTGTATTCAAACCTAATCCGGGAGGAGTTGAATACGCTGTCGACGTAGACAGCGACCTAGGTAAACGCATTGCAAAATCAAAAACAGCAGTGGTTATTCATAGAATGGTAGCACCAGATGGATCTGAATCTCCATTGAAAGATATAGGAATGTTTCAAGGAACAGACTTGTTAGTAGTTCCGCCAATGAGTGTAGAAACACCACCTGAAGTTCCTAATGCTGAGCTAGATAGATTAGCAGAGATTATCAAAAAGGATAGTGCAGACTTAGACAGCTTGTTAGATAAAAATAAATTAAGAACAATGCAGATGACAAACTTTGCAGATGTTTTATATAACTATGTAAATCAAAGCGTTGATAGAGGAACATTAGATAGTTTAGGTAGAGATTTTATGAGTTGGTTAATGAATCATCCAAAGATTTCTGATCGCAAGAAACAAAAGATTGCAGAATATATTAAACAAAACATGAAAGCATTTTCAAGTCTTTGGGAAGTAGTCAGAGGCATTATGAAAGTAAAAAACAGTATTATCAGCCAACTTGATAGTCAAGGTAGCTCAGTGAAAGCTACAACAGCTGGTAAGCCTGGAGGAGAAGGTTATGTCTTAGCACACCCTGGCGGAGACATCAAATTAGTAAATAGAGCAGGGTTTACAGCGGCAAACAGAGCCGCACAACGATAGGAGTAAACAATGAAAATCACAGAACTCGCACAAGGCGAAGAATTCTTAAAAATCTTAGAAGATTTAGCTGAGATAGATGGAACTTATGATATGGATCCAAAAACAAAGGCATTTGTAAAGATGGGTCAAAAGATTACAGCATCTCTTTCAATTGGATCAGGAGTTGAATGGCCAGATGATGAGCAGTTTAACAAGGCGGCAAAACTTGGACAACAACTTTCATCAATTGGTTCTAGCTTTGGATCAAGAAACGCAGGTGAAGCACTTAAGGCCGCAGGCGTTACACCAGATGAAGCAAAAGAAATTATTGCAAAGGTAAAAGACAAGAACATTGACATTGCAAAAACTGTAAAAGATCCTGAACACTCAGGTGAAGATAAATTAGCAAAAGCAATAGCAGACGCATAATGCAGTTTATTCAAGAGTTACACGAAGCAAGGCTTACTCGTAGTGGAGGTTCATTAAGAACACTCACTTACACAGATTGCTGTGAAAGAGCATACCTAACCTGTTTGGTTCTTGAATTACTTAGACGCTTTCCAACTACAGCACCTTATGCTCATGGATATGCAAAAAATACCAGTGGCTATGACAGCTACAAGTATTTTAGAATGAGCGGAAGTGATCTTTATAATTTCGTCTTTTTTATCGTTGGAGACGACAATGCACTTAATAAACTAAAAGATCCAGGTGCGGCAAAGCAACTAAGAAACAACACACAATTTCCGCTTTTGGCATTCAATAGATATGTCAGTAAAATGTCTAGAGGCGTTGTGCCTAGTAGAGAAGATGAAGCTTTTCTAATAAGAATTGAAGGCATACTGAGAATATCAAACGGAGATTACAAATCAATTAGAAGAAACATCTTTAGCTTGAACGGCTTATCAACACAAGCCAAGAAGGCAACTGTCACTAGATTGCTATTCGCTGTTAGAGCAAAACTTAGATCAAGTGATATAATTGAATATCTAGAACAGCTTTCAGCAGAAAGAGATCTTGAAACATATAAGGTAACTGATCCAGAACCAAAGGTAAGTGTTCCAGACATAGATGTTACAGGAAAAGATCTTGCTGGTTACAGATATCTTGTTGGTGCTAAGAATTTAATGCTAACAAAGAAGTTTTTAGAACTTGCTAAAGATAACAAAAGCGTATCAGCTAACATTCTACAGGCATACATGCCAGCCATTATAATGCTAGATAATATAGTAAAAGGTGGTCCTGCATTCATACAAATGCTAAGAGCTTTAGAAAATCGAGCCAAAAAAACGTCTAATAGACGCTAAATTTCCTAAATTGGTAAATACATATAACAACTTCTTAGAGTAAAGAAGTATGTCATTAAGAGAAAATAGGAGAAAACAATGGCAGGACAAACTAAAGTTAATCAGGACGGACGCGATCATGGCGTTCAGTATTCAGTAGCACAATTAAAGTGTATGGAATTAGATGCAGGTGCAACACTTGCGGCTAAAGATGGTGTAGATGGATTCATCGCAACTATGGTACAAGAATTCCAACCTTTACTTTACAAATCAACAGGAACAGCTGGTAAAATCTTTATGGTAGTTGATGGTCACGCAGTAACAGCGGCGGCTATGCAGACTCGTTACCAAGCTATGGGTACAGTTGACGGTATCGACTGTAGTGCATTGACAATCGTTGAAAGAGACATCGACGCATTTGACGCAACATAAGATTTAATTAGAATCTTACACAAAAAGGGCTTTTACTTCGGTATTAGCCCTTTTTTTATGAACTCTTACATAAATATATACAACAACACCTATAGGAGAAAACAATGGCAGGTATTACAGATACAAGAAGTGCTGATTTAGGAAACGGTTTAGGCCCTAAGAGTTGTATTGTTAAGATCGCAAAGACTAACATTACATCTGCTGAGCTTCAAACTATTCTTGAAGACATGGCTCTTGATGGACACACTATTGCAGGTGTAGGTACAGCAGACGGTTCCGCTTTCGCAAGTGGTACAACTGATGTTGTGTTTGTAGCAGTTCAAGGCGCAGGTTTAACTTACGCGGCTGAAGGTTCAAACGCACACGGAGTAACAGGTGCTGTAACAACACTTGAGGCTATCATTAACCAGAACCCAGCATAGTTCTTATAAAATTTAAAAAGGGCTCATTCACTTTGTTTGGGCCCTTTTTTTATGACCACTAAATAGAACTATGCTTATATACACCCTAATAGACATTACAGAAACAAAACAATATAGGGGTGCTGATAAAAAATTAACCCATCAGCAGGCTAACTTCATGACTTTCTTTCAAACACTATGTCTAAGACAAAACTATCTTTTTGACAATCCTCCGGAAAAAGTTGAAATGTCTGAAAAAGAATTAAAAGAAATAGGGTTTGGTACAAACTATAAAGGCAACCACAATGTATGGTGCATTACACTAACCGTAGATGAAGGTCGTACGTTTCCAGAACCCGAAATACTTGAAAAAGATTTTGATCTAGTACCAGTGATATCAGGGCTAGATGAAACGATTGAGATAAATAACAATGTATTCAGAACAACAGATAAAAAGGCAAAAAACATAGTAATACAAAAGGCAAACATTACATAATCAGGCATAGTATAGAAGGCCCCTACCGCGAGATGAATACATGGTATGGAGATATAGATTATGGCAAGAGCCACAAAACTAGAGCGTGAGAGCTTAGAAGCACATGTTGATTTATGCGAACAAAGATACATAAATCTTGAGTCACGCTTAGGTAAAATAGAAGTGAAGGTTGAACACATTCACGCTGACATTACAAACGGCAACAAAGCTATGATGAAAGTAGTTTTAGGTGCAACAGGCACAATAGTTGCTGGTTTGCTCTCTACCATCGTTGTCCTTTTAATTTCCTTTAACTAATAAATACATATATGCTTGTGAATGAAATCATATCATCTGACCTCGTAGAAAAACAGATTTGGGGTCGCCGTGGCAAGAAGTTAGTGAGAAAGTATCGCTGTGCTTCTGGTAGACGGCAAGGGCGTATTGTTGCTAACATTGCTCAATGTTTTGCGGCACCTAACATGAAAGCACGTATGTCAATGAAACGTACTAGAGCTAGGCTAGGTGCTAGAATGGCTCGTAAAGCACGTAGAACAAAAAGAACTAATCCAGCTTCAATAGCTCTAAAGAGATTGAATAAAAGGGGTTAACATGCAGATTGCAGAAATCATACCTGAAGGTGCTATTCAGATATTTGGTAGAAGCAAGGGCAAAGTTGTTCGAAAGTATCGTTGTACCAGCGGACAGAAAAAAGGACGTATAGTAGCAAAACCTCAAACTTGTAGTAATCCGATAAGAGTTGCAAGTAGGATTTCAATGAAGAAAGCAAAAGCCAGACGTAGTCCTTTAATCAAAATTAAATCAAGATTTACAAAAAGAATGAGTCCAAACACTAGAAGAATTACAAGGTTAAATAAAAGTAGACTTAAACCAACCAAACGTTCAACAAAGCGTAAAAGGATGAAGTAATGAGATTTAGAGAATTCAATCAAAGGACAGACGAAGTATTACCAGCAGTAGGTGCAGTGGCAGGAGGACTTGCTAGAGCAGGTGCGGCGGCAGGTAGAGTCGGTGCAAAAATGGGAACAGCCGCGGCAAAAGGCGCAGGCAAGATTGCCGCTAAAGGTGTTAAGGCAGGTTCTAATCTAGCACAAAAGGCTGGACAGAAAATGGCCCAGGGCTTGGCAAAGAAAGCACAAAAGGTTGGACAAAAAGTCGGCGACATGGCCGCACAACAATTATTAAAACCTGGCACAGATTTAACAATAGGTGGACAGGCAGTACAAGTAGATAAAGTAACAGGTGACGAAGTAACTTTGGCAGATCCAAAAAACAAGGATGCTCCAAAGGCTGTGTATAAAAAGAAAGATCCTACTATAAAGACAGCACTAGATAGTATGATAACATGAAAATAAACGAACTTATACACGAATTCATTATCCATCAAACCAATGAAGAAAAGAAGTTGCTTCAAAGAATGGATACCGTCAGACCATTTAACAGTTATTCTGAAAGAGAAAGATTCATAATCGAGAACTTAATTAGGAAAGCATTAGTAAGTAAGATAGTGCAAGGTAAAACTGTAATGGTTGTGGCAAATGAGTGTTGACGCAAATTTAGCAAAACAATTAGAAGAAATAATACAAACAGGTCTTGAACGTGTTGCTATCCCTTACCAAAAGGGCAACAGCATCCGTATCAAAAACATGGTCATACGTGGGCATAAAAATGGTTATAGGCTTTTTGACATAACTAATAATAAGCACGTAACAACCACATTTACTAAAACTGCCGCTGTTGCCATTGCTAAATTAACAGCAGAAGATGCAGATTTTAAGATGAAAGACATAATAAAACTGGATGATAAGGTGGCAAAACACTATATGGATGCACTATATGCCAAAAATACTATAAAAATGGGAGGTTCTGCTGAAAGAATTGACACAGCAGAGGTAAGATTTGAAATAGCAACTGACAATGCTTGGGTCGCTTTAGCAGACATAGAAAGATATATATTTGATAAATAAAAGTGTAGGTTGATAATAAAAGGAATTAACAATGCAGATTAGAGAATTTACAAGGCCAATTACAGTAGAGACGCTGAACGAGAATCTTCAGAAAAGATTCGGCCAAAAAATTGATGTATCAAAATTTACTTTAGAGCAATTAGAAGATGCTCGAAACAGAGTGAGAACACTTTTATCTCAAGTAGAAACTAATGAAAGTTTCGATTCAGTGAACACCAGCGATGTGTACCAGAAGAATAAATTATTCCTTGATATTCTCAACCAAGCTATTGCTGAAGCTGAACATGATAAAGAAGATGACAAAGACGATGATAAGAAGATGGTTGTTTCTAAAGCAGACAAGAAAAACAATACACCTGCTTATCAGAACTACAAAAAAGGCGACAAGCGTTATAAAGCCGCAGATGATCTAAACGAAGGGGCAGAAGAAGAGGCCGCACTTACTATGGCCGCGAAGGACATGGTAGATAGAATCACAGGCTGGATGGAAGATACAGCAGAAATGCAAACAGAAAGTATGCTAGAAATAGGCGACAAGATCAGAGATGAAATGGGTGTTGAAAAGTCGGAAGAATTTATCGGCAGTGTTAAACCAGCACTTGAAAGTTTATTCACGTCATTGGAAAGCACCAGAGACGCCTTGACAGCCGGCGTAGCCGTTTTGACAGGCGAAGGCGCACCAGCTACAATGGGCGATGAAGTTCCCGGAGATGAAGCTGAAGCAGAAATGGAACCAACCGTTGATGCAGAAGTTGAACCAGGAGCGGAAGCAGAAGACCCAGCAGGCGACGAGTTTGCAACCGCAGATGCATCAGCAGGAGGCGAAGAACCGGCAGACAGGGCCAAACGCGAAAGCGTAGAATTAAGTAAAAGATTAGGTTTGCTCTTAGCAGACTCAAAAAAAAAGGCTTAACCTTATCTGAAGAAACCAGAGACGGTCTAGCACAGGTTCTACATTTAAAACTTCAACAAGGCGCAACTAAAATAAGTTGGGACGACCTAAACGATTTTCTAGACAACGTAGGCAGTGAACACTTTGACAGAGAAAGTTTCGTACAGGCTTACAATAACGATCAACGTATTCAAGGCATGGTCGACAGTTTCGACGAAAATGGTATTACGCTGAAGGGTGGTGAACAACCAAGATCAGAGCCAGAAGACGATACTGTCGACAACATGGCTTCAAGAGCCGCAACCAAAGCACTTTCATAAACAACTTGACAATTATATAAATCTGTTATATACTAACAGCTGGAGTTAGTATGAGTCTTTTAAGAAAAACAAATAATATTGAGTTCTATGCGGTACCAAATCAACATTGGATCGTCTGTGCTGAGTATCCATTTTATAAGGATATGGAGAAATTTTTTGATTTCCGTAATGAAGATATATCCAAAGGTTCGTGTACAGTTCAAGGTTTACAAAGACCAATCAAAGATGAAGAATGGGAAAAAGAAAGAGGCTATTACAAGGAATGGTTCTTAGATATATTTTCTCAAATACAAGTTCCAATAACACAAATACATGATAGAAAGAACGAGCAGGAGCACAAAGCCTGGACAATAAATTATTTTCCTGGCGGTTGGCAAGCTGGACATTTCCATTCTACAGAAAAATATAAACAATCAAACAGAAGGTTTGCTTCTAGTGTTATGTTCTTTGATACACTAGAACCTACTAGAGACAATCCATTCAATGGATGTTTGTATACAATCATGCAAGACCCAAACGGATATACATATGACCACAAGTTTCATCCTACACCAGGTAAGGTTGTTGTAATGGACGATAGAGTTTGGCATGGTACATATCCCACAGAAGATCTTAGAAGATGTTTAGTATGGGATTTTGATATAGACTAACAGGATTTTAAATGACATTAATCACAAACAAATATGACTATAAAGAAATTAACAAAAAGAGTGTAGATGGTAGACGCTTATATGCTTGCCCTGACGGAAATGCTGTAGCAAGTGTAACGACCATTCTTGATGCTACAAAAGATAAAACACATCTTATTGCTTGGCGGAAAAGAGTTGGTGAAACAAAAGCAAAAGAAATTACAACAGAAGCCGCTGGTGTTGGTACACGTATGCACAAGTATCTAGAAGATTACATAGGTGACTGGCCTAATTGGCCTTCTCCTGGAAGCAATCCGTATGCTCAACAGGCACACAAAATGGCTTCACAAATAAGAGAAAATGTGCTAGATAGTCATGTCACTGAAATTTGGGGAAGTGAAGTGCAGTTATATCATCCTAAGATATATGCAGGAACCACTGACCTTGTAGGCACATATGATGACAGGCCTGCAATAATGGACTTCAAACAAACAAATAAACCTAAGAAAAAAGAATGGGTTGAGGACTATTTTTTGCAGTTGACAGCCTATGCATTAGCACATAACGAGCTATACGGAACTGATATAAAAGAAGGCCATGTATTCATGTGTTCAAGAGACTTAGAATATCAGCAGTTTGACTTATGGCCAGATGAATTCGCACAATGGGAATCAAAATGGTGGGATAGAGTGTACGAGTATTACGACAAGTTCGCATAAATATAATATAATTAAGGAGTTTAGCAGTGGCAGTCGTACAGATATCCAGAATACAAGTTAGAAGAGGGCAAAAGAATCAAGGTTCTGGAGTCCCACAATTAGCTGGCGGTGAGTTTGGTTGGGCTGTAGATTCAAGAGAACTTTACATAGGTAATGGATCTGTAGCAGAAGGAGCACCAGCAGTAGGTAATACAAAACTAATCACAGAACATGATGATTTGTTTACGTTAGCAAATTCTTACACTTATTTAGGTGGAACTATCGTACAAACTGGCGGAAGTGCAACCTCTCCTATCAAAAGAACATTACAACAAAGATTAGACGAAATAGTAAACATTAGATCCTTTGGAGCAGAGGGTGACGGCACAGATCAAACAGTAGCAATTCAACGTGCCTTGGATCAATTATATATAAATTCATCAACAAAGGGTACTGAGCAAAGCAGAGTTAAATTATATTTTCCTGCTGGAGTTTATGCAATTACATCTACAATTTATGTACCGCCATTTGCTTCTATCGTAGGCGACGGAATGAACAAAACCAAGTTCAATGTAACGAGCAACGTGACAGCATTTCAAACTGTAAACAGCGATAGTACTCCAGGTTCTTATGCAGACGATAGTGCAAGCACAACACTTAACCAAGCACAGAACATTGACATGCAAGGATTTACTATTGCAACTTCGTCGACAACTTTACCAGCTATGATTTTACAAAGTTGTAAGAACAGCCACTTTAGAGAAATAAAAATTTCAGGACCTTGGACAACAGGAACGGCAATCAATAATGACAATGCCGCAATCAGATTAGGTTGTTTAAGTTCTATTGTAGGAACACAAAAGAATAAATTTGATCACGTAATGATAGAGGGATTAAGTGTTGGTATTGTTAGTGATGACGATGCTTACAATAATCATTTCCATTGTTGTTACCTAAGTAATTTGGGTTATGGTATTAGATTTGGAACTGCAACTGTGTTAGGTTCACAAGGACAAATTACAGGTCCAAGTAAAAACAAGATAAGCCAATCTGAATTTTCAGATATAGACAGAGAAGGCATCATAATAACAAACGGTACAAACAACTTTAGTTCACACAACAATTACCAAAGTGTAGGTAATGTAGGAGGCAACGAAGGGAACGCACAATACAGTGTATTGGATTTTACTGCGCCAGGCAATAGTTCAGTAGAAGATACGTTTAGTAGAACAGCAGACCTTTCATACAATCAGGCATACATTACAGCTTATCCTTACGTTTCAGAAATCAAAGGAAGCGTAAATGCATCACTAGGTGGACACATGTCCTTAGAAGTGGCGCAAGCATCATCACCTACATACTTTTTCAGACTACCAGGTGATTATTCAAGAACTTATGAAGTTGAATACTTTTATAATAGTAACCTTGTAAACGCACAAAGAAGCGGAAAGATGACTTTCCAACTTGATGCTACAACCAATACGTTAAATTTTATTGACGAGCACGAATATCAAGGTGACACAAACTATGAAACGGCTTTGTCATTTACTGCCGCAATGGTAAACACAAATGGACAAATAGGGGTTGACACAATAGTAGTTTCTATGTTAAACTCTACAGTGAATGATACAGGAAGATTCAACTACAAAATTAAAGTTCTTGGTTAATGTTTGAATTAAAATTTGAAGATAAAGTAAAAGTCTGGAAATCTTTACGTGAAAAGTTAGAAGATCATCCAAGGCCTTTCGATGCTTTGACCCAATTTACAAGCAAGTTACATGTATCAGCTCGCAAAGTAAATGCTTGGGATCCAAACACACAGACACAACCTTGGCACTTAATAGAGCAAGATGAATTTTCTGAGTATGAAATTGCACAACTTACTGCATATACTTTACAGTTAACCGATAGGTTTTGCAATAGTAATATTGAGATACATATCAGTAAGGACGTAAAGAAAGACATAATATATTATCTAGTGTACATTGACAATGGCATAATCCTAGGGTATAACAAAGAAGCTATAACAGTAGAAGAACTTCCCGAACACGTTATATCACAAAAGATTTACATGATGCCACCATTACACTAAATATTTTTTAATGAAAAGGGAAAGAAGTATGAAGACAGATCTCAGCATCAAAAAAAGAACGGGCCAAGTTGAAGGCCTAGATATCCAAAAAATACACAAAGTAGTTAACTTCGCATGTGAAGGGTTGGCAGGCGTTAGCAGTAGTTTAGTACAAATGAACGCTGGGATTCAATTTAGCGACGGAATGACAACAAAAGAAATACAAGATCTTTTGATTCGTTCAGCGAACGATTTAATAACTTTGGAATGCCCTAACTATCAATATGTTGCGGCAAGACTATTATTGTACGGAGTGTACAAAGAAGTATACGGAGGCTTTGAAAAAACAAGCCTAATAGATATGATCAAGAAGAATGTAGATCGCGGAGTGTATGATTCTGCCATTCTTGATTTATATACAAAAGAAGAATTTGCAAAATTAGATGGATACATACATCACAAACGTGATGAGAACTTTACCTATGCTGGGCTAAGGCAGGTAGTTGACAAATACCTTTGTCAAGATAGAAGTAACGGAGAACTTTTTGAATCTCCTCAACACATGTACATGATGATCGCGGCAACTCTTTTTGCAAACTATCCCAAAGAGGATAGACTCTATTATGTAAGGAGATATTACGATGCGACATCGTTATTCAAAATTAACATACCAACCCCAGTCATGGCGGGGGTCAGGACGCCTATCAGGCAATTCGCCTCTTGCGTTCTCGTTGATAGCGACGACACTCTTGACAGTATCTTTGCTTCCGATATGTCTATTGGGCGTTATACTGCACAAAGGGCGGGCATCGGCATCAACTCAGGACGTATCAGAGGAGTCAACTCAAAAATCAGGGGAGGAGAAGTAGCACACACAGGCGTGGTTCCGTTCCTTAAAAAGTTCGAAGCAACTGTAAGATGTTGTACACAAAATGGTGTACGTGGCGGAAGTGCAACAGTTCATTTTCCGTTTTGGCATCAGGAGATTGAAGACATTCTTGTTTTAAAGAACAATAAAGGCACAGAGGATAATAGAGTGCGTAAACTAGATTATTCAATCCAGCTTAACAAAACGATGTATGAGAGACTCTTGACACAAGGCAGTATCAGCCTTTTTTCACCTCATGACGTACCAGGTCTTTACGAAGCATACTTTGGAGATGCAGAAGAATTTAAGAAACTGTATGAGAAATACGAAAAGGATACAAAAATTAAGAAGAAGACTTTACCAGCAATGGAATTATTTTCTGCCCTGGTTAAGGAACGTGCAGAAACAGGACGTATCTATATCATGAACGTTGATCATGCAAACACACATAGTTCATTCAAAGATACAGTCTACATGAGTAACCTATGCCAGGAAATTACATTGCCAACGAAACCTTTACAACACATTGATGATGAACAAGGTGAAATAGCATTGTGTATTCTAAGTGCAATTAACGTAGGTGTAATTAAGGAACTAGATGATCTAGAAGAGTTATGTGATTTGGCTGTAAGAGCTTTAGATGAGATTATCGATTATCAAAAATATCCTGTAAGAGCGGCAGAGATAAGCACAAAAGCAAGAAGAAGTTTAGGTGTAGGTTATATTGGTCTTGCACACTATCTTGCAAAGAATCAAGTGATGTATGGTGACAAGAAAGCATTGACACTGGTGCATAGACTTACAGAAGCATTCCAATATAACTTATTAAAAGCATCATTAAACCTTGCTAAAGAAAAAGGCAAGTGTGATGGTTTTGATAAAACAAAATATTCAGATGGAATTCTGCCAATTGATACATACAAAAAAGAACTTGACGAAGTTTGTGATATTAAATTACAGTACGACTGGGATTGGCTTAGAGATGAAATTGTTACACATGGCTTACGACACTCAACATTGTCTGCACAGATGCCAAGTGAAAGTTCTTCGGTAGTCAGTAACGCAACGAATGGTATTGAACCACCAAGAGGATACTTATCTGTAAAGAAAAGTAAAAAAGGTCCTCTGAAGCAAGTTGTTCCACAGTACCAAACATTAAAAAATTACTATACATTGCTTTGGGACATGCCTGGCAATGATGGTTACATTAATATAGTAGCAGTGATGCAGAAGTTTTTTGATCAGGCTATTAGCGGTAATTGGAGTTATAACCCAACACATTACGAAAACAACGAAGTGCCTATGAGCATTATGCTTAAAGATTTGTTGAATACGTATAAGTATGGATGGAAAACTTCATATTATCAAAACACTTACGATTACAAGAGTGATGGAGACATTGAAGAAGAAACAAAAAAGGAACCCATACCAAGGGAAGAATTTACAGGTTCAGATGAAGAATACGAAGAACATTGCGAGGCTTGTGCAATTTAATCGTTGACAAAATTTGATAACTATGTTACACTAGAAAAAAGAGAGAAGGAAGATGGCAAAAACAGTTTTTAATCAAGACAAAGTAGATTTTACCAAAGCTCACATGTTCTTTGGTCCAGATCAAAACACACAAAGATATGATCAATTTAAGTTTCCAGAGTTTGATAAACTTAATCAAACTATGCTTGGATATTTTTGGAGACCTGAAGAAGTTAGCTTACAGAAGGATAGAGCAGACTACCAACAGTTCCGTCCAGAACAGAAGCATATTTTCACAAGTAATTTAAAATACCAAACACTTTTAGATAGTGTACAGGGTAGAGGACCTAGTTTAGCATTCTTGCCATATGTTAGCATTCCTGAACTAGAAGGTTGTATTGTAACTTGGGACTTCTTTGAAACTATTCACTCACGTTCTTATACACACATTATGAAAAACGTGTATCCAGATCCAAGTGAAGTGTTTGATACTATTCTTGATGATAAAGAAATTTTAAAACGTGCAACAGCCGTTACAAAAAACTATGATGCATTTACTTTGGCCGCTGACGATTGGTTCCAAAGAAAGACTGGCAACATCAAAGACGTAAAAAAGAAAATGTTCCTTGCTATGATGAATGTAAACATCTTAGAAGGTTTACGTTTTTATGTATCTTTTGCCTGCACATTTGCATTTGCAGAATCAAAAGTGATGGAAGGTTCTGCAAAGATTATTTCGCTAATTGCGAGAGACGAAGCAACACATTTAAACTTGTCCACCCATGTAATTAAGAATTGGCTAAAAGGTTTAGACGATCCTGAAATGAAAAAGGTTGCGGCGAGTTGTGAAGAAGAAGTGTATGATATGTGGCGTACATGCGTTGACGAAGAAAAAGCATGGGCCAACTATCTATTCAAGGACGGAGCGATCATTGGATTGAATGAAGAACTGTTACATCATTATGTAGAGTTCATTGCAAACAAGAGGCTTAAAGCTCTTGGTTACAAGCCAATTTACGATCGTCCACTTAATAATAATCCGTTACCTTGGACACAACATTGGCTATCAAGTTCAGGTTTACAAGTGGCACCACAAGAAACAGAAGTTGAAAGCTATATTATCGGGGGCATTAAACAAGACGTAGACGAAGATGTACTGAAAGGATTTACATTATGATGGACATCACAATTTACAGCAAACCAATGTGCCCAAGTTGTGTAAAAGCAAAGAATGTTTTCAAAGGCATGAACTTGGAATACACAGAAAAAACTATCGGATCTGATATTCAGCCGAGCGAGTTGATGCAACTTTTTGAAGACAAAGGATTGCCTGCTCCTAGAACTGCTCCCCAGATCTTCATAGGTGGACATCATGTTGGTGGTTATGAACAACTGTTGAAATATATTGAAGATACAGGGTTCAATGGTACAGGGAGTGCAACAGGCTGATGTTGATTGAAAAACCATATAGTGTCGGTGATACCGTCACTTTCAAAACTGTGGCTGGCGAAGAAGTAGTAGCTAGAGTCACGGATGTTAAAGACGATTCTATAAAGATTAAAAAGCCTTTGGTTTTGACCATGACTGAAAAAGGAATTGGAATGGTTCCGTTCGCTTTGACAGTGAGCATGGACACAGAGATGCTAATTAATCTAGGAAACGTTGTGTTCATTGCTAAGACAAACGAAACAACATCGAAGCAATATATAGAATCAACAACTGGACTCAAAGTAGTTCCAAATTAAAGGAGATAAAAATGTCAGACATTCACGAACAAATTAAAGCTGAGTATGAAGCATATTTGGCAGAGGCTGAATCATTCGATACTAAAGGTGTAAAAGCCGCGGCCGCAAGAGCAAGGAAAGCTCTTGGAAATATCGGAAAATTGGCAAAAGCTCGCAGAGCTGAGATCCAAGACAAAAAGAATAATATGTAATAAATATTATGTTGAGGCGTGGCGCCAATGTCACGCCTTTACAATAGAAGGGCTAAAAAATTATGGCACAACAAGGAAAACTTAAATGGTACAACCATGTGAAAGGATATGGATTTCTTTCACGTGCAGAAGGACAAAAAGATTTATTTGTCCATGTATCAGAATTCCGTAAAGCAGGAATAAAAAAGATAGTTGAAGGTATGATTGTAGAATACACAATTACTGACCACAACGGCAAACCTGTTGCAACAGATATCCTAATAGTTCACACCCCAGACACTGAGTAACATAAATACAAACATGCAAGAAGAACTTTTTGCAATGTTATCTAGTGAAGAGAAGGTTTTGGACATTAAGAGTCGAATAGCAACGTTCAAAGCCAAGAACCCTCACTTGTATCCTGAAGAACGAAAGGAAGTGATGCCAAGTGGAAACAGCATGGATACTGTACCTGTTAATCTTAAAACACGCATTAGCAGACTTGATTTTACAAAGTCGTCTAACTTCAGGCGATAAATTAGACCTCAAAACGAGCAAAGGATACATTCACGCCTTTGATCATGCCTTTCTTACTGCATTAGTATTTGTCTTTTATGTTAATCCTTTCTATGCACTTGCACTAGGTGTTTTAGACTACGTATTACACTTTGTAATTGATTATTGTAAAACAAGATACGTAAGAGCAAAAGGAATTAAGTCTGAAACAAAACGTTTTTGGGTGGTACAAGGGATTGACCAAATAGCCCACTTCAGTTGCTATATGCTTTTTACATTATTGGCCTTTCGGTACATGCTATGACGCAGGTGTCTCTCAAAGAAGCATGTAGACTTTTTTGGATGGTGAAGGGACACTTAAACACTTCAGAAGAAACTATTAGAAGTTCATATGATGGATACTTCAAACGCCTATGGCATAACGAAGAAGGATACATAAAAGAAGAAGGTTTCGAAGAAGCATACAAATCTTTTCTTGACAAATCATAGTTTATCTGCTATAAATATACATGCAACGTTGAAGCAATTCAAACGCTGGACAGGACCTGGGGGCAGTACCCAGCAGGTCCACCATAATTACTCTGTAGCGTAAAAACTACAAATTTACGGCGTAGAGTAATTATGATGGGCCTGAACTAGGATCGACTGACAGATTAGTAGAAGAGTGGAGTTGTCCGGATGTAAGCTCGGTTAACGCGAACAAACGTTATAAATGCAAACGATAATGCATCTAACGTATTTTCTTTCGTAGATTTTTCTAATGCGAGAAAATACGTGAATGAGGATTTCGCCATCGCGGCGTAATCACTCGGGGCTTGGTCCACCTAGCAACAGAACGGACCACATTTACAATCAATAATTGCAAAAGAGATAAGTAACTTGTCTGGAACTTTAAACAGACAAAGTAAAGTAATTATATCGATATAAAAGGAAATAATCAATGAAAATAACTACAATAATTGGTGTAGTGTTTCTGGCTGTTTTAACGCTCGGAACCGCACACGCCGAAACTTTAGAAGAGAGGGTAGCAGAACTTGAATCTAAAGCATTGTCTTTACCTGATGGTATGTTTTTAAATGGTAACATCGAAGCATATTATGATGATAAGACTTATGATTCAGGTTGGGATGGAAGATCAGAATTTATTTTGGGAATTCAAAACGACCTACCGGAAAATCCGTTGGGTGTAGATTGGGCCGGTGGTTCTATGAGATTAGACAGCCACTATTCATTAGACACAACAAAAAACAATGAGCTTGTTGAAAAACAAATTGGATTTGGTAATGATAATGCTAGATTTTTTGTTGGCGAAACAGACGCTCAAAGATTAGGATTTAGTAAGACTCCAAAAATTAGTGTACCATTAATTTACACTCAATCCAATCATAGAATTGATCACAACGAAAAAACAGTTCTAGCCTTTGGTGGTTGGGATTGGGAAAAGAATAACGAGATGGACTTCGATACCTATGGTTTAAGTAGAGAAACTCCTTGGGGTGTATCTATTGGACGTGATACTAATCAAGACACATGGTATGGAACTGCAACAGTAAGCCTTATGGGATATGCTGATGTTTCATATATGACGATTAGATCTCCAGAAAGTGCTTCTGGTTATTCAAAGAAAACCAATCAAGAAGGATTTGCAATTGGTGGTTCGTTACATAGATTTGGTGCTCCTGTAATTTGGGGTATTGAAAAATGGGACGACAAAGACACAGGTACTTACACTGAAGCAGACCGTTGGGATTATGGATTAATGTACATGATCAACGATAACTTTAGTGCCGCAGTACACAAGATGGAAAATGACGACCTTGGTAATTCAGGTATGTACTATGGTTTAGTATATGATGTAGCAATTAACGACGGCCAAAACTTTGAAGCTGGTGTATATCTACATGATACTGAGCAGACAAATACATTTACTGGTGCCCACACTGACAATGATCAGAAGGTGTTAGGTTCTATTAAAATTAAATTCTAAATTTGAATTAGGCCGTGTTTATCGCGGCCTATTTTTTTGACTTCTTTTCATGCCCATGTAGTGTTCGGAAGGTTCATAATTCCAACGCTTACCATGATGCCCTCGAATGTCAGCGTAAAACATTCTCAATCTTACGATAAACTTTCTCAGTCCCAAGCTCATTAGATACTCCTAAAAGGTTTTGGAATACCATTTGCTCCTAATATCATTTCACCTGTGTCTGCAAAAGCACCACACATACGACCATTGCTTCCAGGACCATAATACCTAACTGGTTTGATTTCAATAGCTTCACCGTCTCTAATCACAGTTTTCTTATGATGTACTGAAATGGGACCTCTTTGTTTTATACCAGCCATATTATCTTCCTATCTTCTTTGAACGCCCTATTGGCAGTCTTACACGCTTTGTCATTTCTTTACCCTTTTTACCAATCCAACTTACAACAGTCTCAGTTGCTTTGGCTCCGCTTTGAAAAGACTTTACAGCTTTCTTCCAACCTAGTGCAGTTACTTCTTTTATTTCTTCTCCGTCAGTGAACTTAAATATTCTGTTTTTTGACATTGATATTCCTTTTGGGTTTATTTATTATTTTATCATAAATATACGTATATAATATGGAGAAGTAAGATGGCAAAGATGTTTAGCACCTCACAGCATGAGCCAGTTCGTAAAAAGACAAGCATTGGTGGAAGCAAATCAATGACAAAGACGAGCTCAATGAACAAAAGCAAGCGAAGAAGCTACAAAGTTTATCGCGGACAAGGGAGATAAAAATGAGTAAACCAGATGATCAAGGTAAGCTAGAAGTGGCTGTTAGAATCCTTGGAAACGAATTAATTGCATTAAAGATGACTGTAGATGATTTCAAAATGAAATGGTTGGTATTAGGTGTTGTAACTATATGTGCCTTAGGATGGGCGGCCAGTGTGTTTGGTCCTGAACTAATGAGTATGTTCGATGCTGAGTAAACAGTGCAAAGCCCATTTAAAAGACGTGGGAGAGACGCCTTTGCAACATATGAAGCAAGCTCTAAAAACAGCAGTAAAATTACAATTATTAGTACCAGCTTTAATTATACACAGTGTTGCACCTAGGTTCTTTACTAATACAGCAACAAATGTAATGAAAGACATATTGGACAAAAGAAAATGATGTTCCTTTTTTGGCTTGGACTTACTTGCGTAACAATATTAGGTCTTGGCATTTATTTTAGAGAACACTTAAGACAGTACATAGGTTACTATATGATACCTTTGTGCTTATTTGGAGCATACGCAGGATGGAATGATGACGGATGGATTATGTTATTAATGATTCCTGTCATACTTTGGAAAGTTCCGCCATTCAATAATAAAGACAAACTATTTGCTTGGGCGGCAAGCAAAGATCCTCTAGGGACTAAAAAAGCAACAGCAAAATTTCTAGAAGGAAAAGCATGGTATTGGTGGGTAGGCTATGCACTACTGCTTTGGGCATTTGCAAGTGTAATAGTAAGTGTAATATCAGGTGAACCGACATTAGTAATAATAGGATAAGGAGATATTATGTACGAATATAAATGTAAAATACTAAGAGTGGTTGACGGAGATACCGTTGACATTGACATAGATCTAGGCTTTGGTATGTGGATGCACAGAGAGCGAGTAAGAATGATGGGCATAGACACTCCAGAATCTAGAACAAGAGATAAAGTTGAGAAGAAGTTTGGTTTAGCATCCAAAGCAAGGTTGAAAGAACTTATGCCGGTTGGTTCAATGCAGATTCTTAAAACAGAAATTGATCGTAGTGGAGAAGATAGTCGTGGGAAGTTCGGACGTATTCTTGGAGACTTTTTTGTGGACCAAAACGGCGACAAATCAAGGGCTACAGAGATACTTATTAATGAAGGGTATGCAGTCGCATACCATGGCCAGTCTAAAGACGATGTTAAAGAAGCCCATCTTAAAAATCGTGAAAGACTCATAGCAGAAGGTAAAGTTCAAATATGAAGACAATAGTCGTAATATTTTTAGCAACTATAATTTATGCTGAAAATCCTACCAAAACAGAAAATCTATATAGCTGGCAGTTACAGTTTCCAACCTTTGATAAATGCACAATATTCTATAACGAATATCAAGCAGAAATATTAAACGGTTTGCTTAACCATGCCAAACAAACTTACAATGCACAAATGGAAGTTGATTACCTATCTTGTGCAATGGTTGAAATGGACATGAACCAAAAAGATCCTAAGGTAATTGGACAAAAGGTCATGTATCAAAAAGAATCGCCATGACATGGTTTATTGTCGTAGTGTTTGCTCTAAGTCCTTTAGACATAGACGGAGGTAGAGACCTTTACATCTTTACCAATCCAACCTACGACAACTACGATCAATGTAGTGCTGATATCACTGATCCAATGGTTTATCCACTTTTAGTGGACCAATTGCTTAAAGATTATGGAAAACCTAGAAAAATAACCAATGTTGTTTGTGTTGAAAAGAAAGAATTGGACAGTGCAATTAACGGCGAAGTATCTGTTTAGCCAAAACAGTTGACAAAATCCGCATTTTATTATATATTTGTTTTATTATGTTTATAAAAGATAGACTAAAAAACACAGGAGCTCTTTTGAGCTCTTTTTTTAATAAAGGAGGCCATATGGCAACAACTAACAAAGGTTCAACTTACTACAGAGTAGGTTCTCAGAATCAACAAATCCTAGCAAAATACTGGGGTACTGGTAAAACTTTCACATTAGAAGGTTTGACTGAAAAACTTGATGCTATGTCACCGGGTGCAAGAATCTCTGAACTAAGAGATAATGGTTTTAATGTAAAATCAAAACCAATTCACACAGGTATGGTAGGCAGACCAGTAAACGAATACACAATCTCTAGAAGAAGAGTATTCGCGTAATTAACTTTACCAAATCAACTTGACATCTGTGCCTTCTTCTGTTAAAATGTATTTAAACATTAAGGCAGGAGATAGGCACAAATGACTATGAGTTTAGCTAGAGGGCTTACTACCCTCAATACAAAGAAGCCCAAGAAGAAAAAACTTACCTTGGCACAAATTTCCAAATACCAACAAGACATGCACAAGCATAACAAAGAGATGCGAAGAATAGGCTGTCATGATTTACAGATGGACCTTGAGCATTACATTGCTTATGCACGTGGCGAACACAAACCGAGAACAAAAGCTACACCACGAGCTGATTGGCTTCATGAAGGTGGCAATGTTTGGGAACGTCCATCAGATGATATTCCTAGTTTGAATTCTGAGCATTCTTTTGCTCCGTGTACTAAAAAAGAATCAATACAATACACAGGTGAACGTAAACTTGTAGGCATTGCTACAATGCACAAGTCAAATATGGTTCCTGTTTTTGCAGATGAGGATGATAAGACAGGATCAAAACAAGCAACTGAAATAGCAAAGATGAGGAGAAACTAATGTTGGAGTTTAAGTTTTTGTGGAATGCGTTTAAATATTATATGAGGTTGTTATCGAGCCTCGTCCTCATGGCACTGGCGGGATTGATTATTGTTCCGATGTCATATGCTTCGGCTATTACTTTGCAGAATGCAGTTGAGGGCGAGCTATATACAGAATCTAGTCATCCAGAGCTGTACTGCCTTGCCATGAATACATACTTTGAGGCAAAGTCAGAACCGATAGCTGGACAGTATGCGACAGCAGACGTAGTGCTTAATCGTGTCAATGATGCTAGATATCCAAATACAATTTGCGAAGTAGTTTTGCAAGGACCTACACGCGAAAGTTGGAAAACAAAACAACACGCAGATCTCCCCGACGATCAACGAAAGTATAATCCTGTAAGGAACATGTGCCAATTTTCTTGGTATTGTGATGGCAAAGCTGACAAAGTTAGAGACGGTGATGCTTGGCGTAAAGCACAGGAAATTGCATACAGGATCGTTACTGAAGGAAAATTTAGAGGTGTTACAGAAGGTGCGACACACTACCACGCCACTTATGTAAGTCCTAATTGGGCTCCTCAATTAGATCTAGTTGGTAGAATAGGAACACATATTTTCTACAGATGGCCATAAAACTTTGGAAAAAAATTCCGGTGAACATTAGACGATGGATCATCGGAATCATTTTTTGGATTGTGTCTATTCTTTCTGCATTTGCAGTTGGAACGGTATATCCAAACAAGTGGATTGTAAATAAAATAGAAACTGATATAACCAAACGTATACAGAACGAATGGAAACAATATGGTTTCTTTGAACCTGAAATGAATTATGTAGATAATGCAAGTTTTATTCAGGCAGTAACAAAATGTATAGATTATGTTAATCTAACAACTCCGCCAGAGCAACGGATTCCTAGAGAAATAATAGTTGCAATGGCTATTCTTGAAACAGGTTACGGAAAGAGCAGATTTGCTATGCAAGGCAATAATCTTTTTGGAATAAGGACTTGGAATAAAGATGAAGCACAACTGAAACCAAAAGACAATCCAGATGTTGAATGGGGAGTAAAAACCTATATTACCAAATGTCAATCAGTAAAAGACATGGTAAGCATCATAAACAAATTGAGCGTCTACCAAGGCTTTAGAGACAAAAGAGCAGATCAATTGAGTTCGGGAACTATCGATATAAGTGAACTAATTGATGAGCTTTCTAAATGGAGCACCAATCCAAAATATACTATGTTAGTGAAATCTAAGGCAAAAGAAGCTCAAAAAATCCTAGCAGAAAATTTACCAAAATAACTTGACAACCTTGTGTAAAGGTGCTATACTGTTTACACAATGAAGATCATTGAAACACAACTTATGAAACGGAGGCTTTGATGAAAGGCATTTTTAAACTAGGCGCATTAGTAACAATCGTAGGTATGCTTCAGGCATGTTCAGGTATGGTTACTATCGCAGAACGTGACGACTACGCACAACCTAAATGGTATGCAAACTGTGTAGAAACAGGATCTAAGGGTTGGTTCTGGTGGAAAGAAGAATTTGCTTTTGCTTGTGGTGCAGGTGAAAGTATTTTCCAACAAGCCGCAGAAGAGCAGATGTATGCTATTGCGATGAACAACTTCGCAAAGAGAATCAACAGTGAAGTAAACTCTACAACTAATCTTGAATTTATCGACAAGAATGGTGCTGAAAGTAGAGCAACTAAAACAACTATCTCTTATGTTGTTAAAGATACTACTATTAGAGAGCATATTGCTAAAGAGACAGGTACTTTCAAATACCAAGGTAAAATGTATACCTTTGTAAAACTGAGAATGCCTAAAACAGTCTTTGATGAACTCATCCAGGAGGCAAAAAATGCGAAAGTATCTGCGATCCAAAACTCTAATTAATTCAGTAATTATTGCTGGAGCAGTCATGGCTTTGAATGCCTGCTCCTCGCACAACAACAAGCCTGTAATGGCTCAGTTTAAACCGCAATACTGTTATCAAACAACTACTATCAATACTGATAACAACGGTACAGGTAATAGTACAGTGAGCAGTAAAGGTGTAACAGAGTGTACAGAAAATCCTAACAACAAACATTTTTTAGCTTACAGTGGTATGGCTAAAGATTGCAGGGAGCATTGGTATGAAATTATTCTTGACGGAAAAATTGTCCCACAACGTGGATTCGTTTGTCAAAAACTTGACGGGTCTTGGGAGATTGTTGGCCACCCTTACAATTAGTCTGACACTATTGTCAGCTTGTGGTAGCACAACACAAAATTTTAAAAATAGTAGTTATAGTCAATCGGCAAGTCTTAACGAATACTATCATCCTGCAAATAGCACTGTAGCAGTGGCTTTAAATGCAGTTAAATGGAAGACAGGTATGTTGAGTGACTATGACTACAATCTACAAAAAGACGCAGTATTTTTTGCGTTAAATACATTACAGAACGGCGAAGTTACAAGATGGTACAATGGTAATACTGGTGCTCACGGTGCAGTAAAAGTTAGTATGACTTATCCACAAGGAAGTGGTTACTGCCGTGTTATTATGTCACAGATAGCTGGTTATGGAAAGCAAAGAAACTTTTCAGAGACAGCTTGTATTAACTCTGTTGATAAAACTTGGCGTTTTGTCCGATAAATATTAAATCAAAAGGACGAATATGGCACTAGGTATTTTAGTTTTATTATCTGCTTTAAGTATTTCAGCAGTCGCAATTTATTATTCAATAGCAGGATTAGTAGCGATCTTTGCCGCGGCCGCAATACCTATTATGATTATGGGTACTGCATTGGAGGTTGGCAAGCTCGTTACTGCCGTTTGGCTACACAAGTATTGGAGCAAGGCTAAATGGTGGCTTAGAACCTATCTTGCTATTGCAGTCGCCGTTCTTATGTTTATTACAAGTATGGGTATCTTTGGATATCTATCTAAAGCACACATAGAACAAACATCTGCAAGCATTGAATCTGTAGAAAAAATAAATCAGATTGAAACTGAAATAGCTAGATATGAAAGTATTATAACAAGGGCAGAAGATAAAATAGATACTGCCGAGAATCAAGGTGCAAACAAAAACGATACTATCCAGGATCAAATTGATAGAGAACAAAAGAGAATTGATACTGCATATGATAGAATACAACCGTTAGTACAAGAACAACAAAAAATAATACAACAAGAAACAGAACGAAAAGATAAGAAGATTGAACCTTATCTTGTGCAAGTAAATCAAATTGATGCTGATCTAAACACATTAAGCAGTTTACTCAACAGACGTGACTCTGAAAGTGTTAAACGTTTGCAGAGCATTGTAGGCACGAGAGTAGATGGAAACTACGGCAGTAGAACAGCCAAACAAGTAGAAGATTATAGAAACGGTTTAATAGCTCAACGTGATAGTGTTTTACAAATTATAACAACTATAGAAGAAAAAGAATCTCCTATAATAAAAGCGGCTAACGAAGAAATCAAAAGACTTCGTGATATTGCAGAACAAGAGATAGCAGATTCTAATAAAGTAATTAACAAATTACGTTCTGAAATTGGAAGCATTGCTCCTGATAACAACACAGAACTTATAGAAGAAAATCTATTAAAAATTAAAAATGCTAATGTTGAAATTGACACATTAACAGAACAAAAGTATACCATTGAAGCTGAGTATAGAAAACTTGAGGCAGAAGTAGGGCCAATTAAATACATTGCTGAATTTGTTTACGGAGAAGAAGCAGATAGAGATATGCTTGAAGAAGCAGTTCGTTGGGTGATTATCCTTATTATATTTGTTTTTGATCCTTTAGCAGTTCTACTATTAATTGCAAGCCAATATACATTTGACTTTGCTCGCAACAATGGGAGGTCAGCCTGGCGCAACTACGAACAAGCAAGGGCACAAAAAATAGTGGAGAATTCATATGAACGCGAGTCTAATATGGCTGAGAGCAATGGAGATGATGAACAACCAGAACAATCAGAACCAGCCAAAGAAGAAAAAGAAGAACAAGAAACAGTCGAAGAGCCTATTACAAAAGATGAAGAACCTGTTACACTTCAAGAAGCATTAGAAGCTGAAGAACCTAAAGAAGTTACGGTCGAAAAAAAAGACTTAGAATCATCGGAAGAGTCAAAAAGCGATCTTGATAACTGGAATGAATGGGTAGAAGCCGCCAATGCTGAAGCAGAAAAAGAACAAGCAGGTATGCTTTTCGGCGAAGACAATCTCAAAAAGACAGAGATAAAAGAAAGAGCAACACTTTTTGCAAAACTTGAAGAAGATTCAGAATGGACAAAAGCTAAAAGACGTTGGAAAGACGAAAACCCAGACAGTAATATAAAAGATTGGAAGCAGGCATTTATATCAGGCAGAATTCACGAATTGCCTTGGGCACAATATGTCGAAGAACGCATTAAACCAGATTTAACAGAAGTTATTGAACCAGAAGGTTATCAACAAAATGCAGAACAAGACGAAAACTCAGTTTGGAACAAGATCCGCAAAGACGACAAGTAAATAATAGGATGTCAGATCCAATTATAAATTTAATCACAGCCCCGGATAAGTTACTCAATGATAATCCAAGTATACTCTTGGTGAATCCTAGTGATCATCTAAAGGATAATTTTAATGAACACGCAACCAAAATTCAAAATCCGATTAACCTATATCTTTTCGAAAACAACGAAGCAGAGATTGGTTGGCTGTTTGATGTGCTTTCAGCAGTAGATCATATTATTTTGGATATTGACAATACAAAAATACAACCCTGGATAATTGGATACATTCTTAATTTAGGTAAAACTTTTTACTTGACAAACTCACCAGATATGTTGTATAATGTAGTTAATGTTAATAGGATCTATGAGCTTAAACAATTTATGGAAGGAGTAAAATATTTTGAAGTACAACAATAGACGAAATTGGAATCAAAGAAGACAAAACACAGAATCCAAGGGTAAGGGCATTTACGTAGAAGTACGTAATGGTGATGCAATGAAGGCAATACGTATTTTCAAGAAGAAAGTACAAGAAGAAGGCATCATTCAAGAATACAGAGAAAGACAACATTATGTCAAGCCTAGCGAAAAGAAAAGAAAAGCGAAACAGGCGGGCAGAAAACGTTGGCTTAAAAAACTAGAAAAACAGCAAGCAGAACGAGGATATTAAACCATGGCTCTCCATGCCGAAAATTGGTTTCCATCACCCATCTGGTCTGGTCTACTTAAAGGAGTAGATAACGATGCAATCGAGACATTTGCGTATGATAGGAAAAATTTAGATCCCGAAGGTACACGTCTATCTAATTACATAGGCTGGCAAAGCAATTCGATTAGATATGGTGACAATGAAGCATTTGATAAATTAATGCAAACTATATCTGAAGAAGTAGATGCATGTGCGGCACAGACTGGACTACCTAAATTGAATGTACAAAATGTATGGATGAATATCAATAGTCCTGGTGCATATAATCATTTACATAATCATGCAGGTTCAATTCTAAGCGGAGTATACTACGTTAAGAGCCAACCTGAACAGGGCAACATATTTTTTGAAAGAGGCGATGATGCAGAATACTTCTTACCACCTATTGAAGAAGCAAACTATTTTACAAGTACTGCAACAACATACAAGGCTACAACAGGTGCAATTTATATCTTCCCTGGCTGGTTAAAACACAGTGTTCAACCAAATCTAACTGCGGATGATAGATTAAGTATCTCTTTTAATTACGGAATTGTAAACCAATGAAATCAACCCGCGGAGTGAAAAAATGAGAATAGAACATGATATTAAATTAGACTATCAGGACGTTCTTTTTAAACCTAAACGTTCGACATTGACTTCAAGAAAAGATGTCGATTTAACAAGAACATTTACTTTTTACAATAGTAAAAAGCAATGGACTGGAATACCTATCATGGCATCTAACATGGATGGTGTAGGCACATTTGCTATGGCAAAAGTGTTACAAGAAAAAAAGATGCTGACTATTCTAAGAAAACATTATACTTTAGAAGATTGGAAGAACGCTATTGGTAACGGTGTGAAGATGAAATATCTTGCAGTGTGTACTGGTACAGGAGTGATATGGGATCCTGATGCAAAGGATTATGCAACAATGAAAGCAGTATTAGAAATGTATCCTGATATTCCTTTTATTTGTGTTGATGTTGCAAACGGATACTTTGAAAATTACGGAGACTTTATTGAAAGATTGAGAGACACCTATCCTGACAAAACTATTATTGCTGGTAATGTCATTACAGGTGAAATGACCGAAGAATTAATCCTACGCGGTGCAGACATTGTAAAATGTGGCATTGGGCCTGGGTCAGTGTGTACAACACGTTTAATGACGGGCGTAGGTGTACCACAACTATCCGGAATAATTGAATGTACAGATGCGGCTAATGGCGTAGGTGGACATGTGATTGCTGATGGTGGTTGTGTGTACCCAGGTGATGTTGCAAAGGCATTTGGAGCAGGAGCTCACTTTGTAATGTTGGGTGGTATGCTTGCAGGACATGATGAAGCAGAAGGCGAGATTGTAGATGGCAAAGTGCAATTTTACGGTATGAGCTCTAATGCGGCTATGTCAAAGCACGGAAGCAGAAAAGATGGCTATAGAGGTGCTGAAGGTAAAGTAGTAGAAATTCCGCACAGAGGCCCTGTAGACGCTACCCTTACAGAAATACTGGGTGGTGTAAGAAGTGCCGCTACATATATTGGTGCAAAAAGGATCAAAGACATGCCAAAATGTACTACCTTTGTCCGGGTCAATAATGTAGTAAACCAAGTATTCAAGCCATATGAATCATAAAATGGTTAATAAATCACTTGACTTTTAGCCGTTTTATGCTACTATTAGAATTACTATGATAAATAGTATTGTTAGAGATATGCCAGAGAAGGGTATCTTTGACAGGGCATGTAGCCCAAAAAACGTTAACTTGCTTAATATAAGGAGAAAACAATGACAAGAGTAACTACACTAAACCTTCCCACTTTTCACAGATCTATGATTGGCTTCGACAGCCTGTTTGAAGAAATGGACAGAATGTTCGAAAACAGTGCAACTGGATCGGGTGGATATCCTCCATACAACATAGCTAAGATCAACGAAGATGAGTTTATGATCTCAATCGCAGTTGCTGGCTTTGGTATGGATAACCTAAAGATTGAAAAGGACAAAAACGTTCTTACAATCGAAGGTACTCAGCCAAAAGGTGCTGACGAAGTGAACTATGTTCACAGAGGTATTGCTGGAAG